GAAGTTCAATCGGTAGTTGAACGGGAGTTTACTCCCACAAAGAAGCAAAATGACTTTATCGCAATTCCTTGGTCTGTTAAGGAAGCATTGTACGGTGGTGCTGCTGGAGCCGGAAAGACAGAACTCATTATATGGCTGCCTCTTATCTATCAGTTCCATGAACATCCTTTGTACAAGGGAATCATATTACGTCGTAATCTCAAACAATTAGAAACAGAATTAATATCTCGTTCTAAAGAAATATATCCATCATTAGGCGGAGTTTTTAATGATACCAAAAAGAAGTGGACTTTCCCCTCAGGAGCGGTTCAATATTTTGGCGGAGCGGATAAAGAAGATGATATTAGAAAGTTCGACTCCGACCAGTATAACCTCATTTCATATGATGAAGCAACACATTTTACAGAATTCCAGTATTCATATCTCGTTATGTCCCGGCTCCGTTCTAGATGTGCGGATCTTCCTGCCATTGCAAGGAGCGGAACCAATCCTGGAAATGTTGGTCATGCATACTTTAAGAAGAGATTCGTTAAGCCTTGGAAAGAAGGCTACAGACTCTTAATAGATTCTATTACCGGACTGAAAAGGATATTCATTCCGGCAAGGATTCAAGACAATCCTACACTATTAGCAAACAATCCAGAGTACATCCAACAGTTGATGTCTCTGAGTGAAGCAGAAAAGAAAGCTAAACTCTACGGTGATTGGGATACATATGAAGGACAAGTCTTTAATGAATTTAGACTTGAACCATTATCTGATGAGCCGGATAATGCCAGGCACGTCATTGAACCATTTAATATTCCAAGCTGGTGGCCCCGTTTCATTGCGATTGATTGGGGATACGCTGCTTATACAGTCATCTACTGGGCTGCTCTGTCTCCCAATGGACGAGTCTTTGTTTACCGAGAGTATGCTTTCAAAGGTAAAAAAGTCGTTGACTATCTCACAGATCTCATAAACTTAACCCAGCCGGAGGAACGAGAGATACTTGCTAAGGTTAAGATTTGTCATTCAGCCGACCAGAACAAAGGTGAACCATCAACAATATATGATCAACTCCAGAAGTCTTTACGCAAAGCGGAATTCAAATGTGGCATTGAACTTGGAGAAAGAAATAGAATTAATGGTAAGCTGGCTTTACATGAATACCTCCGGTGGACGCCTAAGGACTCAGTGGCTAAAATATATGGAGGAGATTTCGACAAAGAATATGCAGACAAAGTATATAGACTCTACGGTCAAACAGCTTATGTAGAATATGTAAAGCTATTTGAGCAAGAGAAGGATGAAAAGAATTTACCTAAGCTTCAAATATTTGATACTTGTCCCATGTTAGTAGAAACGATTCCGGCTTGCGTATACGCTGACTCTCCAGAAGAAGGAAAGAAAGCGGAGGACGTAAAGGAGTTTGACGGTGACGACCCTTACGACTGTATACGAATCCTCCTCACCGGAATCAGGGAATACCAAGTTCAAAATGCCAAGCAATTTGAGCATGATGCAAAGACTCAAGAAGCTATTAATCAACTTTCTCAAGGCGATCAAACAGCTTTTTACCGTAAGATGGAGTTCCTCGAATCAAAGAAAGAAGCAAGAAGCGGAACAACTTTCCGTCGTCGTGGCTTTAGAAGGTACCATTAAATCGAAAGACGAGTTCATTGTTTACTTGCAAGATGAGGTAGCTGAACTTAAAGCTATTCTACGTGACGAGAAGCCGGAACGTATCAGAAAAGAAGTAGAGTTTAAAAGTGCAAGAGGCTATAAGTCAATTCATGCAAGAGTAAGAGAACAAGCATTAGCTAACAAGGTCAAACACGAAGCATTAGAGATTGACGTAGAATGATACCTGACGGCACTGAAACACCGCCTCCGGCTGAAGATTTAGAAAAGCCGAAGCAAGCAACAGCAGTACCTGAGGAGTGGAAAGGATTACTAACCACTCTATTGAGCAGGTGTGTCCTTGAAGATGAAGCCGTCCACTATGCATGGGTTAGAAAAGCAAAGCGTCTGGAATTATACTTCAACAACATTGTTACTCTCTTTTGGGACAACCTCCAGAATGATTGGTCCATTCCCAACTGGGATGAAAAAGAATCAGAGGGTATCCCGCCCCGTATCATTAATATATACAGACCACACGGTGAGTCTATTATTGCTGCCCTTTCTGTTGGCGTACCTGCTGTTCTGTTCTTTCCTGACGATGCTGATAATCCTGATGATATTGAGAAAGCAGAAGCTTATAGCTCACTTGCTAAAATTATCCAAAAACACAATAAAGCAAAATTACTATACATTAAAATCCTTTCGATTCTTTTCAATCAGGGAACTCCGTTTGTCTACTCTTACAGTAAGAAAGACAGAAAATTTGGTTTCTACCAGGTAGAAGAAGTTAGCCTTCAAGACCAAACCAGCCATACCCATGACTGTCCAGTTTGTGGTAATCCTTTTGGTGAAGGTGGTCAGGAACCTGTAAACATTCTCTGTCCAGGCTGCCAGCAACAGATTACTACCGAAGTAACTCCACAGACTGTCCAGATTCCTGTTCCTATTCAAGTAAACAAAGAGAAATCCAGGGTTATAATTGACCCATTTGGAGTTCTTAATGTCAAAGTTCCTTATCATGCTAGGACGCAAGAGCATTGTGGCTATCTTGTACTTAAATTTGATCAGTCAATTGCTTCTCTTCGGTCTATTTTTTGTGTAGAAGGTCCAAATGGTGAAGAACCGCTCATTGATAATATCGAGCCTTCTACTGCTGACATTTCTGTGGATAGTACTATTAGGTATCCTTCTGTTTTCTTGAATAACCAGCCGCAAAATACCGCAATAGTTCAGTGTGTTTGGTATAGACCCTGGCAATTAGAGCTAGTAACTGGTAAGGGTGACTCTACTAATAGGGATATTGTTGACCAAATCAACAAAAAGTATCCAGAAGGTACTTACGTAATCTATATTAATGGCGATCCGGTAGAAATCAATGGCGAAGACATGGACGCGCATTGGACTATTGGTCTTGATCCTAGAAGTTCTTCGCTTCATGCTGAACCTTTAGGAACAAACCTTGCAATGATTCAGGATATTAATGCAGAAATCGACGAACTTGAGCTTCAGACGATGGAACATGGAATCGCTGAGCTATTCATTGCGTCGGACGCTATTGATTTCCAGAAGTACGGTAATCAGCAAGCTAAACCAGGTAACATTACCCAAGCTTTCAAAGAACCGGGACGAAACATTGCAGAAAACTTCTTTGAAACTCGTACTGCTCAGCTTTCCCCTGAAATTGTTGGGCTTACTGCTAAATATCGTAATCTTGCTGAGTTTGTTACTGGCGACTTTCCTACTGTTTACGGCGGCTCCGTTCCTGGAACTAGCACAGCGACGGAGTATACGAAAAGCCAGAATCAAGCGTTACAAAGATTGGGTTCAGTCTCAGCAATAGCCTCTTTCCTATGGGCAGACGTGATTCATAAGGCAGTATTAGAGTATGCCAGCGTTCTAGACTATGATGAGAAGCTAGTTGATAAGACTGCCACTGGATTTGAGACGACTAAAGTAGATCACATGGCTCTTAGTCGTGGTGAAGTCGGTAATTGTGAACCAGAATTCTCTGAGTTGTTGCCAATCTCTCCCATGCAGATCAAAGATACCATCATGCTCTTAATGGAGTCGAAAGACCCGATGGTAATGGCAATGCTCACCCATCCTCAGAATAATGAACTGGTAAAGAAAGCACTCTCCATTCCCGAACTCTACATTCCTGGAATTAATGCCAGAACTAAACAGTATCGGGAAATTGGTTTACTTCAACAGCAACAGCCGGTTCCTTCTCCCAACTCTCCATTAGGTGTTGAGCCTTCAATTGTTCCTGAAGAACATGAAGACCATCCGGTTGAGATGGAAGTTTGTGTTGTTTGGTTAACTGGTCCTAAAGGTCAGAAAGCGAAAGCAGAGAATCCGGCCGGCTACCAAAACGTTGTGCTTCATTGGAAAGCTCATCAAATGATGAAGATGATGAGGACAGATATTCCAAATGAAACACCTCCAGGTGAAGAACCCGATACCGCTTCAACAAAGATTCCATAGGTGACAAATGTTTATTCCTAAAGTATTCTATTCTCCTGACAGTGTTACTGGAACTGGTCCAGTTGGTCAGACAGCAGACAGAACTGATAAAGAGATTTTGAATCAGGAGACTGATGATGCCGTTTCCGATGATGAAGAAGTTCCCGACGGAGGAGACGGAGACGAAGACGAATCCGTTTCAGAAGAGGATGAAGAACCGGAAGAAGAAACCGATGAGGAAACGGATGAAGAAGACGAAGAAGATGCCGATGATGAATCTGAAGGGACTGGGGATGAAGATGAAGTATTAGATGAAGAAGAAGAGGAAGTAGAAGAACTTGCTCTTTCAGATTTATCTAAAGCAGTAAAGAAAGCTGCTCCTGATCTCTTTAAGAAAGTTCCCGGCTTACGAGAGGCATTAGAAGAGCATAAGCAATTCGGTGCCGTTTTTGCTAATCCAGAGGAAGCTAAAGTTGCTGCTAGGAATTCTGGCTTCTTAGCTGCAATGTATAATGACATCTCTTCTGGTGATGTAGAAAGAACCGGGAACTTTCTTAAGGCGCTTGAGAACACTAACAAAGAATCCTTTGAAGATTTCTCTCATACTATTCTAGATTCTATTGGTAAATTAAATCCTCAACTTTATGGGGAAGTGATGTTGAAGCCGATGAAGAAGGCTTTAATGTCTATGTATCATGACGCATTACGAACAGGAAATAAGAATCTCGCAGCAGTTGCTATTCACGCTCATAACTATTGGTTTGACACCCAAGACATTAAAGCTCCACTGGAAGAGAGAAAGAAAGTCTCTAAGACAAAAGAGCAGGAAGATTGGGAGAAAGAGAAAGAAGAATTCGAGACTAATAAATCTTATGAGTTCAAAGGTGCAATCACAGAAGTAGTCAATCATTCTATGAAATTGTCCATCACGAAAGAACTCGATGGCCTTAAGCTTGACGATTACCAAAAGCGAAACATTATCCGAGACATCTTCACCGGAGTTGATGAGATTCTTGGAAGCGACAAAAGATACCTTGGTGGAATCCAATCTCTTTTTGATCAGGCCAGAGGTTCCAAATACTCACCTGATTGGAAGTCTAGAATTGTTAAGGCTTATTTACAAAGAGCCAGACAAGCCTTACCAGGAGTTCGTAATAAAGTGTTGCGAGAAGCCGGAATTAAAGTGAAAGACCAAAAGCCTGAGTCACGCCGGATGGTACCTGCTGGTCTGGGTGGCAATAAAAGTGAAGATAAGATCGATTTCAGCAGAGTTGATCGTTCCAGAACAACTGATATGGACATCCTTAATGGGCGTCCAAAATACATCAAATAGGAGTTTAACATGGCTGTAGGCGGAACGCAGCTCCTCTCTGTTGAAATGGAAAAGGTTCGCAAGAAGCTTTCCATGCTCTACGAGTTGGAGTCTGCCAAGTTCTTTTCGACCGTAGAGAAGAAGGATACCGAAGTTATCTCGGAAAGAGATATGCGGATTCCTCTCGCTATTGGTCCTGGCGGATACTTCGGGTATTACAATCCCGATGGTGGAGATTTAGGGATTGGCGACGGCCAGACTTACGACAAGGCCGTAATCAATACCGTAAACTTCAAGCACGCAATTCAGTGGAACACAAAGGCTCAGTGGGGAACGGATGACTCACGGAAGTCTGTCATTAACTTGTTCAAAGAGTTGATGGCAAAGGCTATGCCTGAGTTCCGTCGTCAGACTGAATCTCAGTGTATGACTGCTGGTAACGGAGTTCTTGGAACCATTACTTCTCTGTCAACCACGACGCTAACCAATGATACCTTAACCATGACGACTGATGGTTACGGTGTCAAGTTGCTTCGTAAAGGCCAGAGGATTCTGGTTTACGATTCGGCTTTAGCTGCTGCTCGTTCAGCTACTCCAGCAAAGATCATTGGATATGACTTGGTTAACAAGCGTATTCAGCTGGATGCAACGATTGCTGCTATTGCTCCGACTGACGTGGTATTACCAGAAGGATTAGCCGGTGCCAATCCGGTTGGTCTCTTTGGTGTTCCTTATCACGTTCAGAACTCCACTGTTGGTAATTGGTTAGGACTTCCTCGTGCAACAACGCCAGAAGTTCAGGCCAATCGAGTTAATGCTGCCGCTGCTGCTTTAGCTCCTGCGTTTGCCCGTCGTGCAATTAATGCGATTGGCGACCGTTTGGGAATGGATAACAAGACTCCTCTTACTGCATGGATGCATCCTTGTCAGGTGCAGGCTTATGAAGCATTAGGCCAGCTTGTTTCCATCATCAACAAGGAAGCTTCTGAACAGGGGCTTAACTTGTTCTTCTCTGAAAACATGAGGTTGGCTGGTGCTCCTATCAAGCCCAACTTTGTGTGGAACAAAACTCGAATTGATTTCTTAACCAACGATCATTGGGGTCGAGCGGAATTGCATCCGATTGATTACTACACGGTCGAAGGTCGAAAGATTTTCGAGATGCGCGGAGCTAGCGGTGGAGTTGCTACAAGCCAGATCTTTTACATTGTAGCATCGTGGAATCTCTTCTGCGATTGTCCACCGGCACAGGCTTACATTGACAACTTGCTAGTTCCCACTGGCTACTAGTCACGGTTGCTTGTAAGGGAGAGTGGGGGACGGGTGGCCATCCTTGTTCCCCACTTCTTTTAAATGACTTGGATTGTACTAATAGCAGTAATAGCATTTATTATTCATTGCCCTTTACTCAAGCCTTGGTTTGGATTTCGTAAACCGGCTGGGCACAAAGGTAAATGGTTTGAGTAATGACTGATTCAGAATTCATTAACGAACGTCTCTTTCAATTGTATGGAAGGGACCAGCTTACTCAACAGCAGAAGTATCGTGTAGTCCGTTCAGAAGAGCAGACGGAGAAACGATACGGTTCCTACGATTTACTCTCTAAGGAATCAGGAATCTGGCTGGGAGTTAAAGAAGGATTAGTTGAGATTCAAAAGTATTGGTATCTTAAACCATGCTGGCTCCTTGAAAGAGTAGAAGCCAATCTCAACCGGCAGGATACATTATATGATAAGTGGACATACGAGCCGATACTTACTTTCCTTGACAAAGAGGACAATCCGTTACCTCTCAACTGGAGAGCTATTGAGTTTG